ACAAAACTGCAACATCTGGAACTTTCACAATACAGTTTCCTGCGTTCACAACATCGGCTGCTATATTGAGATTAGCTTAATTTAAAGGAGGAGCCTTGTGGCTGACATAACAGTTTTAGTACAGTCGCCAGGCTCCGAATATTGGGGTCAATCTACTTGGAGTTCAAATGACTGGGGTGGATCAGGTAATTCTTTAACCTCATCTCAAGGATCAGTAACAATTACTGCAAACGCAACAGTAGAAGTTACTGGTATTCAATTAACATCTTCTCAAGGTACAACTGTTGGTGGCACTTCTGTTTTAATCGAAAATCCTGGACCTGTAACTATGTCAGCAGGTATAGGAAGTGCTACAATAGGAATTGGTGTTCCAGTAGGAAGTGTTTCTGCAACGTTTAGTATTGGCACTGCTACTGTAGATGAATCACAATTAACAGGTATTGGTTGGGGTAGAAGAGCTTGGGGTAACCTTGCTTGGGGTGAGGCTTACTCGGTACTTGCAACTGGACAAACTTTAACTTCATCAATTGGAGCTGCTATTGGTAAAACTGATGTAACAGTTTCTGTTACAAGTGCAGGACAACTTACTTCTACTTTTGGAAGTTTCTCATTAAAAATTGATCAAGACATAACTGTTTTTGCAGCTGAAGATCAACTTGATTTTACGATTGGAACCTTAGATTTTGATGCAAATGCAGACGTAGACGTCACTAGTGCGGGATCTTTAAGTAGCTCAATTGGTACAACAGTAGCTGGTTTAAAAACTCCTGTAGATGTTACTGGTATTGCAGCCACATTTACATTAGGCACTTTTTCATTAATTCAATCTACGACTGAGCCTGTAACAGGCCAACAAGCTACACTTTCATTAGGTCAACACGCAGAAATACCTGGACAAATAATAGGTGTTTCTGGCTTAACTATGACAAGTTCTATTGGGTCTGTAATAGCGACTGGAACAGCGGGTATTGACGTTTCTGGTATACAGATGACAGCTTCTGTAGGAAGTGTTAATATTACTGCGTGGCAGGAAGTAGATTTAGGAGTCACTAATAACTGGACAGTGGTTGATTTAGCTGCATAGTAAATGTATAATTATAATTATTTAGGAGAATTTTATGACATCTAGTTACTCAAGTGATTTGAAACTCGAACTTATGGTGACCGGTGAAAATGCTGGTACATGGGGAGATAAAACAAATCAAAATTTAAAATTAATTCAACAAGCAATAGCAGGATTCGAACAAGTAACTTTAAATAGTGGTGGTACCCTTGCTCTCGCAATGAGTGATGCAACTTTATCAAATGCAAGAAATATGGTTGTTAAATTCGCAACTGCAACGATTGCAGCGAGCACCATTTGTACTATTCCAGATTCAATAGAAAAGTTTTATATTTTTGATGCAACGGGTTTAACTAATCCAGAAAATTTAACAATCAAAACTGCATCAGGCACAGGTTTTACTTTAGACGCTGCAAAAATTTATGCAGCATATTCTGATGGCACTAATCTAAATGAAGTATCTCTAGATACTTTAGGAGGGACAATTGGAACAGCACAAATTGCTGATGATGCAATTACAAATGCAAAAATTGCAGATGATGCAGTCAGAGCAGCTCAACTTTCAAATAACGCAGTTATCACTGCTACTATAAATAATGATGCTGTTACACAAGATAAAATAGCAGACGATGCAGTAGGAGCTGATCAATTAATAGATACTACTGTAACTGCTGGAAGTTACACAACTGCAAATATTACTGTTGATGCTCAAGGAAGATTAACGGCAGCATCGTCAGGTGCTGGAGGAGACGGTTCATATTTCCCAAGAAAAATAACTGGAAATAAAGGACCTGCAAGTGGAAACATAGTTACACCGGCTAACGCTAGTAAATTTTACGCATTCGGTTATGGAGGCGGAGGCGGTGGCGGAGGCTCCACAAGAACTGCTAATAAAAGAGGAGGAAACGGAGGCACAGGTGGATTCGGATTTTTTAATGGAAGCGTTACAGGGTCTACGACTTACGCATTTACTATAGGTGGGGGCGGATCTGGTGGAACTGGAAACAATATGGGCCAACCTGGTGCGTCAGGAAATGCAGGTGGTGCAACAAATGTAGCTGGTTTATTAACAGCTAATGGAGGCAATGGTGGAGCTGGATCTCCGAGTTCAGGAAGCCAACCTGGAGCTGCTGGAAATACGGGTTCTGTTCCAGGAGGAACAGCATTATTAACCAACGCCTTTTTTCATGGTGATTCAAATGTAGGAGCAGGCGGTGGAGGTGCTGCAGGAAATAACCAAAATGTGAATTCGGGTAGTTCTGGAACTGGCGGTTATTTAATATTTTTTGATGATGGAGGTCAATAAAAATGGCATATGTAATTATTGCAGATAATCAAATTTATAGAATCGCTTCAAATGAAACTGAAAAAAATCAATTAAACATTAATGAAACTGATTATATTGTAAAAGAAATAAGTGATGCTGATTTTTTAAGATTAAGAAAAGACGATGTTATTACTTCATTTGCTAATGATACCTTAACTATTACAAATAAAGATGAAGAAAATACGATTATAGGATCAACATCCGAAGAAATAAAAGAGGAATCTATAAAGGTTTTGAAACAATATCATGAAGATTTAATTAAACAATTTGATGCTTTTTTAATTGATGATAATAATTCAGGTAAATCTTTATATTCGACTATACAATCTTATAGAAATTATTTAAGTGATTTAGATTACGATTCTTTAGCCTATCCTTTAAATAAAACATGGGAACAATACTGTCACGATAACTCTATTAGTTATATAAGTGCTTTACAAATTCCTTAATCGAGATTAATAACTATTAATGTTTTCAAACATTATAGAATTTCAATGCTCAAAACAATTTATTGAAAATAATAAAGACAACTTACCTGTTCCTACAAAACTTAATATACCTGAGTGGTTTAAAAAATTAAAACATCATCCAGTAGAAAAAACTATTAAAGGTTGTATGCCTTTTTTGGACACTTTTACAACCGGTTATATATTAAAATTAGATCAAGACATATATCTAGAACACAATGTTGAAGTTAATGGTGAAAAAACTAGCAGAAGTTTACCAGCTATAGCAGATGCAGATCTAAATACAAAACATGCATACAATATAAATTTAAATTATAAACCATTAATAGAAAACTCTCATCCAATAGCACAAATAGGTGAATGCCCTTATGGTAAAAAAAATAAAAATTTTTCAATTATGAAGATAAATAATCCTTGGTTTATAAAAACACCTCCAGGATATTCTTGTTTATTTCTTCCGCCTTTAAATAATGAAGATGATAGATTTTCAATCATTCCTGGAATTGTAGATACAGACGATTTTAAATTAGAAGTAAACTTTCCCTTTGTAATCAACGGAGATAAATATCCTGAATTAATAACTACATTAAAAAGAGGAACACCTTATGTTCAAATAATTCCATTTAAAAGAGAAAAGTGGAAAATGAAAATAGTAGAAAAAAAAGGATCCACAAACGATCGTGCATTTTTTTATTATAAAAATGTTGTAGATAATTACAAAAATAGATTTTGGAAGAAAAAACAATGGAAGTAAAAAATCTTGAAGATTATGTAAAAGTTTTTGAAAATTTTTTACCTAATAATTTATTAGAAGCACTTACAAAAATTTGTATAAATTCAGATAAATTTAAAGACGCTGATATTTTAGGCCCTGATCAGAAAGGTGGTCATATTAAAAAAGATATTAGAGATACATTAAAATGGACACTTCAAGGTTTACAGTCTAAGACTTTAACTGAAGTGCATTGGACAAATGTATTATGTTATTTTTTTAAAAAAGCAGTTGAAAAATATTTAAAAAATTTTGATGAACGTTTAAATTTTCAAGTAAATGAAATTCAAATTTTAAAATATAAAATTGGTGGTCACTATAAATTTCATATAGATGCTGGTGCAGTAGCACCTAGAACATTCAGTTGCATTTTTTTAATTAATGATGATTATGAAGGTGGTGATTTAGTTTTTAAATATCCTGATAGTGCAAAACAATACACTATAAAAACAAAAAAAAATACAATGATAGTTTGGCCTAGTAATTTTTTATTTCCTCATTCAGTCAAACCTGTCATAAAAGGTGAAAGGTATTCAATAGTATCATGGGCAGTATAGGAAAAGATTTTAAATATAAAGTTATTAAAAACTTT